GGTCGATTTGGTTCAGTACGCTCTCGGCCTTGGGTAAGTCGCTCATGGGCAGCCCGGACTCATGTCGTTGCCGCCGTACACGCGGCGCTCCCACCGGTCCTTGCAGTAGTCAGCCGCGCAGGACTTGGCATCGTCGGGCATCCAGGCCATATTGAACACAGCGTCACGGCCTCCACAGGAAGGCTAATCACATGGTCGATTGCCCAGCCAGGGCACGGCCCTTTGTGCAGGCCGGTGCTTGGGCACGCCCATATTTTCTTGAAGGCGTTGATGACCTTCGTGGAGCGGTGGATGGAGCCATCAGCGTCACGTACGACCTCCCCGGCGTAGCGGTAGTCAACGATGGGGTCAAGTGCCTGAGCTCTGGCCGAGTTCGCCCAGAACACCCAGAGCCAAACGGAAGCGGTGGCGATGAGCACGGCTTTTGTGACTCTTTCCACATCATTCTCCCAAGTTGATCAAGTTGGCTGCAACCCTGCGACTCCAGCCTTTTCCAAAAATGTCCCAAGTAGATAGCCGAGTCATGAAGTCCAGTCGGTGTCCGCTGAATCGAGCGGCGACTACTTCAGCGTCCAATCGCTTGATGGCGGAGAGAGTGAGCGGCCCGACAACACCGTCATCCGCCACGCCAACTGAGCGCTGCAGGAAGCGAATGGATTGGCCTATGCCTGAGTTAACCGCGCAGTCAAAGACTTGAAAAGCAACATCAGGAGGAAGCGTCTCACACTTGGCCCGCTCCCAGTAGTCCCGCTTGTAGATGGCTTTTGCTTCGTCAATAGTCAAATTGGCAATATCAACGTCTGGATATGCACGTTTGGAAATTCCAAACTTGGTTTCTCCACCAGGGTCAGCAGGATTGTTTACATAGCCGCCCTCATGGCCCACCAGTACCTCAAACGCTTGGTCAAAAGTCATTTGTCAGCCTTCCCATCAACCTTCAATTCAATCCGGTCGAGCTTGGTGAAGATGGCGGTTGCCAGCTTGTCGAAGCTCTCGCGGGTGATGTACTGCCCTGCGACCAACACCTCAATCTTCTGCACCTTGTTTGCCAGAGCCGTATCAGAATCGTGCAGAGCCTTGATGCTGTCCCGCAATGAGTTAAGCACCCATCCACCGAGAAAGGCCACCAGCGACAAAACAATGTTGAAGGCGAGCTGAATGTCCATTCACTTCTCCGCGAGCGCAGTAGTCGTGATGTTCCGCATGGCGATCATTGCCATTGGCCACACCATGAACAAGTATGGGCGGTACGCTGGTGCAATGAATTGGCTAAAGAACTGAACTTGCGACTCAATCCCACTGATGAGTCCAAGAAGCAGCGCTACTTTTACCGTGCGCGAACCGAGGTTTTTAATTAGTAGTTCCATGCCACCGCTCCAATCGTTATGAAAAAGATGGTTGCGAGGTACAAGAGGATTGCAACCCAAACAGTGCGGCGAGCCATCACAGCCCCAGCTTGGCGCGCTCGGTGCGCCCCCATTGACGTACCGATTCAACAAATTCACCAAACACAGTCATCGCCTGAATTTCATCACTGGCCGGGCTATAAAGTCCCATTGAGGCGCCTACGCCAATGCGGGCGAAATACATTTCCTCATCAATGCTGTAGCTGGCGCGAATCTTTTGAATCATTAAGTCCCCAATAAGGCGCACACTTGGACTGGCAGCCTTGATCTGCTCCTTAAGCACGGGGTCCAGTGGAGTTTCTAGCACCTCTACGCTGGCAGCAATAGCCGCAGGCTGGCTGGCGGGCAGCGTGTAGCCTGGGAATAGAGCAACAACAGTGCGGCCGTCTGGAAGCGTGGCCAACTCCTGACCGGCTTGCTCGCCCTGTTGGGGCTCAGGCATACGCAGCGTGTGGGTGGTAACGGAGTCGATAACTTTGCGGTAGGCGATCAAAGAGGTCATGGTGTTTTTCCTTCAAGTAGGTGAGCAGGGGTTTGAGTGAGCAGGTGCGTTTGGAGTGGCCAAGTCTTGAAACGATGGCCTCCAGATTTCCTTTGCGAGCATCCGTGCGCAGGGCGCTGACAATGTGCGGGCGCACGAACCGGGCTGCTGCCCAAGTGCGAAAGCCAACAAAGTTGGCGCCACGCTTGATGGGCTGCAGGCTGTAGTGACTGATCTCCAGGCCCAAAAGCGCAAGGTGGGCTTTGATGCCATCAAGCCACTGCAGGCCGATTGTTCGACTGGGGGCGAGCATGATGCTGTCATCCATGTATCGCCCGTAATCACGCACCTTTAGCACGCGCTTGCAGTAGTGGTCTAGGCTGTTGAGATAGACGTTGGCAAAGGTTTGGCTAAGCAGGTTTCCTATGGGTACGCCGGTCTTGTCGGGCCTGTGAGAAAACAGCTTCATGATGCGCAGCGTTGGCTTGCACTTAACCATTTTTGCAAGCAGAAGCTGCAATACATCGCGGTCAATGCTGTAGAAAAACTTTCTCACATCCACATGTAACACCCATGCAGTGCGAGCGGCGCGGCGCATAGCAGATTGCAGCCAGTCGGCGGCGGCGTGCGTGCCCTTTCCAACACGGCAGGCAAAGTTGGTGGCGATGTAGTGGCGCTCGAAGATTGGCGACACTGCGGCGTAAACAGCATGCTGCACCACCAGGTCACGAAACGCAGGCGCCTCGATCAGGCGCGGCTTTCGGCCATCGTGCACCATGAACCTATTGCAGACGTGTGGCTTGTAGGTTTGGGTTTGCAGCTCGTGCAGCAAGGCAGACAGGTTTGCACCAAGATTTCGGCCAAAGTCATAGCAGGCCCGGTGACTGCGCTTCTGACGGCTTGCCTGGTGGAATGCAGCCAGCAGAGAATCCATGGTGCAGATGCCTGCATACAGGTTGCCTGCGCGCTTCATGGTTGGGCTCCAGTGCCAATTTTCACAAAGAGGCCAACATGGGCCAGTGGTGTTACCAAAGGGCACTGGCGCAGAACATTTCGCCGCAAGGCGCGACGGAGGCTCCCTCTTTGCCAATCAGCACACGCTGCATGAGGCGTATATGGCACAGAGTCGGAGCGAAAGCCCACGTTGTTGTTCGAGTTGGACCGAACGTTGTTCAGATTCAGATACCAGACCCCGGCAATGGCGCCGTTGTTCCAGTTACCGCCAGAAATCACGCACAGCATGTCAAGCCTCCACCGCATTCACGGGCTCTCGCCCATGAATTTCTGCATTGACCCATCCGCCAATCATCCGGCCCAGCTCGTCCACCATCCGCGAAATCACCAGATGCCGGTGTGCACCCGGCGCCTGTGCATCCTTGCGGCCTGCACTGTAGTTGAACAAGCCCAATTCATGGGCCAGATTGATCAGCATGCGCAACTGTTCGTGGCGCACGTCCAGTTGGGTCAATGTGTTTTTCTTGTGGTAGCGCTTTTGGGCCTCAGTCACCAGGTTGTACACATCCACATAGGCCTGCCGGATGCCCTGCGTGAGCGTGTATTTGTGGCAGTTTGGGAAGTGGGCCAAGTAGCCCTCCAACTGCACGCCAAACAGCACGATCTTGCGGTGCAAGCTAGCCTCCGAGTGGATGGATTTGGATGTGGTGACCATGGGTTGCCCTAATCGCTACCGCTCAGGGCCATCAAAGATACGAGGCGGAGCGAAAGCCCACGTAGTGGAGCGAGTCGGACCGAACGTCGCTCAGACCCAGACACCAGACCCCGGCAATGGCGCCGTTGTCCCAGCCACCGCCAGAACGCACGCACAGCTCATTGGGCCGGTAGTCATACATGCCGTCATTACCAAACTGGTTGGAGCCACCCACGCCAGTCAACAAAGGAATGCCAGCGCCCGCTGCAGCCCACGCGGTGCCGCTGGTGGCCTCAGACAGCACTTGTGATGCGGAGCCAAACACTTTGTTGGAGCTGGTGGCGGTAAGCGCCCCCCAAGTTGCGCCAATATCGGTGTACATGGCGGCCAACCCAGTTGCGCCCCATGCGTCGGTCGCCAGGGTGTTGCCACCGGTGATGGTGGTCACATCCACACCCGTGTTGAGCAAGTAGAAGTTGGTGCCATTGCTGGTGAAGCCAAGCTCTATGGAATAGAAGTTGCCATTCAAATCAGCCACGCCATTGTTTTGACCGTTGTGGGTGGTCTTGGCAAAGAAGTTTGCGCTTCCAGTCTTTGCGGCGCCCGCATAAGTGCCGTTGCCATCAGACACGTAAGCGATGGTCGCATCATTGGCATCACCCAATGCATTGTTGTTGCAGCCCTTGGGGTAGTTTGTGCTGCCTGCGCTGTACCAGGCGCAATAGGTGGTCCCGGTAGATGCGCTGGCGTGCGCATTGGCCAGAAGCGCCAGCGCCGCGCGGATAAAGCGCGTGTTGCAAAAGAAGCTGCTGCCGCGTGTTTTTGCGGCAGCGATGGCGCCGTAGTAGGCATCCGCCGGGGCACCGGTGAGGTTGCTGAATTGCTCATTGCTGAGCGTGCCACGCGCGGCGCTGGACAACGGGATGCCGTTCTTAATGGAGCTGGCCACGCCCGCGTTGTAGCTGCACATGTATTTGTCAACAAAAACGCCGGGGCGGATGGTACCGCCGTTGTAAAAGGCGCGGTGTAGTGCGTAGCCTGCTGCGTTGGCTGTGGCCACGTCTGCGTAGGCGCTGAAGGCCTTCACGTCCACCACATTCAGGCCAACCCCATTCAGTCCGGTACCGTACTTGTAATAAAACGCGGGCATGTAGACCATGACCGAACCATCGGTGTATTGGTAGTTGCCGTAGTTGTCGCTGGCCGGGTCTTCGGTGCCGTACAGCTTGGCAAAGCCGCTGGGGAGTTGCGGGGCAATGCCCACGCCAAAGCCCTGCTGACCGGCCACGCCAATATGGTTGATAGACCCGGCGCCCGTGGCGGTGCCTACGCGGATGCCGTTGGGGAATGAAACGGGTTGGCCGTCTGGGGTTGTGACTGCGCGAACGGATAGGGTAGACATTAGGTGATGCTCCAGGTGGCGTTATCGGAAATGGTGACGGTCACGCCGTCCGAGACTTGAATTGGACCGGTGCTGGCGGCGTTGTAGGTGCTGGGTACCGTAAGGTCGGTAGCGATTTGGCGCGGGTTGAAGCGCACTGGACTGTCCGGGTTGGTGGCCTGCGCCGTGCTGGCATACCCTGCCGCAGCGGCGGCACTGGCTGCGGCTGCGGCGGCGTTTGCAACCGGGCTCTGAGCAGCCACTGCGGCTGCGGCAGCCTGGGTAAGGATGCGGTCGGCCTGGGTGGCGCTAGACCAATCAAAAACCTCTTGCGTGCGGGAAATAATCCACGCCATGGCTGCAGAAAGGTCCGTCCAAGCAGTTGGAAACCATGACAAAAAGGCATCGCCCCGAGTGGCAAAGTTGACCGAATCCGAACGCGATGGCGGTGTAGGCGGGCTAGTAATGGTGGGTTGGGTTGGTATGGTCATGTAAGGCCTTCAATTTCAAGGTAGCAAAGCGATCCGTCCGCATATTCAACAGAGATTGAAAAATCTCGATAGAAGCCGTACAGGTTCAGCATTTCGTAACCTGGCGTTTCTGTAGAAATCCAGACGCAAGGCGTGGCGCGCAATTCAGCCAAGATGCTGCGCACCTTGTTAAGCTGCTGGTTGCTGAGGTACATACTGGTGGACAGTCGCTTGCTGAACGACCGCCGAACAAATGTGGTGACGCCCAGCGCGGATGTGTCTTTGCGGCTGTAGTCAATGATTCCGGCGTTGGGTGCCGACAGGGATTGCCCAAGGTAGTACACCGTGCCCGCCACCAGAATTCCGCATTTGGCCGTGCCGCCGCTGGTGATGGTGATGGTGATGTGGGCATCTCCATAGGGCGGCAAATCGGTCAGCACCACTTCGGAGAGCTGCACATACGGCTCAAAGAAATACTGGTACCAATCTGAAATGATGGTCCCATCCAGCGACTTGGTAAATGAATAGACGATGGAGCCCGCCAGCGCATCGCGCACCGTGACGGTCAGCGTGGTGCCTTCTAGGCCAAACAGGGCCAAGCTGTTGCAAAGCCCTGGCTTTATGACAACCGTCAGGGTGGATGTGGCGCTAGTTTGTGTGCTTATCTCGCCGTCAAACATTGCCCATTGGTTGGTTGGGCCAATGTCCGTCCAGTAAAGCGGGCTGGTTTCTGGTGTGTTGTTGGTGCTGGGGCCCTGAATGCACTGGTAAATTCGATTGGTGGTTGATCGAATAACCCGCGCATCGAGCGCGTAAGCGGTTGCACTATTCCACGCGCTGTAGGCTTCCGTGGCCGTGCTGCTGACCAGCATTGCCGAAGTGATGGGGGTTGGCTTGGTTACTTTCATGCTGCCGCCACCGTGTTGATGGAGTCGCCGCCGCGAACCACGCCATCGAGCAGCTTGGCAGTCTTCCCGGTGGCAATCGCTGTAGCTTGTGATTCGGCGCGAAGGTTGACAACCTCTTGACGCAAGGAGCGCAGCTCTTGCACCATGGCATCACTAGCCCCTCCAGCCATGCGCACACCCAAGCTGCCATTGATGTTGGCCAGCGGCATGATGGCTTCAGGGCCTGCCTCGGCCATCTGGCCCATGTTGAAAAGGCTTGGCCGCTTGACAACCGAGCCACCGCGCGAGAAAGCGGCGCCCGTGGCAAAAGCCGGTACCGCCTGCCCGGTAATAGCCGCAATGACGGCATGCAGGCCGGCTGCTGTGCGGTCCGATCCGGCCATCACCGCATCACTGATAACCTGCTCTGCGCTTTTGCTGGATGCATCCAGCGCAGCTAGCGTGGCATCGATGCTGGATAGCATGGTCAGCGAATCGGCGGCGTAGTTTTGCGGCGCGTTGTCCTGCAACAGCTTGGCAACAGTCTCTGCCTGCGCCAGAAAGTTGCCAATCAGGTTTTGCTGGCCGGTGGCGGTCAGGCTGTCAATCAGCGGCCCCAGTGTGTTGTTGAGCTTGTCGGCATAGCCAGCTAGCGTGGAACCATCTTTTTGGCTGGCCAGAGCCATGGCGTAAGAGGTGGCAAACTGTGCCTGCAGGCTTGCCGACTGCGCTTCTGGGCTGAGTTGCTGGAAGCGGTAATTTGCCACCGTGCCAAGCAAGTTTCCGGCGCTGGTCTGCATAAGGTCGGCTAGCGCCTTTTGGGCTTCGTAGTACTTGACCGTTTCAACTCGCAGGTTGGAGAGCTTGCTTACCGACTTGCTGGCATCGATGGCAAAGCCCTGCAGTGCCTTTTGGTAGTCAAGTAGCGCCTGGGCTGCGGCCTTTGCCGCCGCCGCCTGGGCTGCGCCCGATTGGGTAACGTCGGCTTGCGCAGCGGCAATGTCGCTGGAAGCCCTTGCAATCGCGTCGCTTGCTGCTGCAATCGCCGCCTCATCGGCCACCAGCTTAGGGTTTGCCTGGTCAATGATTGCAGCCAGCGCCAAACGTGCTGGGCGCTGCGAGTCAATGGCGTTGTACCCACCCCAACTGTTGTATGAGTTGTAGCGGTAGTCAGCAAACCGGTTGGTGGCTGCGTTGTAGCGGTACGCTGTGTTGTTCATGTCAATCGCGCCGCCGGATAGTTGCACGCTGTTCACCGCATACCCGCCACTGTTCGCAATGGCGTACAGCTCGTTTACCTTGCTCTGATAAAAAGCCACATCCGTTGCCATCAGGGACTTGGCACTGTTCAAAGCATCTTGCGAGTTAATCAGTGTGGAGTTTGAAGCGGTCAGCTTGTCTTGCGCTTTTGTTTGGGCTTCGTTGGCTGCGTTCAGGGCGTTGTTTGCTGCAATTAACCCGGCATTGCTTGGCAGCGCGGTGTTGATGCCAGCAATGCCTGCCTGAATGCTTTGCTTGCTCAAGGCTGTTGGGTTGATGATCTGCAAAGCAGCCTCACGGACCGAAACTCGCTCGGCAGAAATCGCATCGATGGTGCTGCTGATGCGGGCGGCCAGCGCATCAAACGCCTGGGCAATAACTTCCACAAATGTGGCCGTGTTGGCGTTTGCCAGCGCATCGGTAAGTCCGGTGAAGTCAATCACCGCCTTGCTTGACGCGCCACTTAGAGCCTCTATCTGGTCCTGCAGGCTTAGGGATGATTTTTGGGCACCGGTTAGCTCGGTAGAAAGGGTGCCAACCACGCCGGTAAAGGTCAGCGCCGGGCTGGTCGCGTCGCCCATAACCGTGTGAATCTGCGTCATTGCCCCAACCACTTCGCTCGCACCGGCCTGCACGCCAGCCAGCGAAAGTGCCGTGGCGTCTAGCGCAGGCACCAACTCGCCGTTGGCGGTAAAGGCCTTGATGAGTGCTGCAGCGGTTTCTTTGGCCGCCTGAGCGGCAAGGTCCGCTGTGGCCGCAAACTCGGGCGCCAGCTTCACCAAAGTGGCGTAGGCCGCGCGTCCGCTTTCGGTATTGAGATCCAGCGACTCTATGACGCTGCGCAGCGCTTCCTTGGTGTCCGGAAGGGCAATCCCGTAGTCCTTTAGCGCCCTGGTCATTGCATCTTGCGCGGAAGATACCTTTTCTGCATTGGTGTAGTACGTGTCGTAATACGCTTTGCTGGCACTGGCAAGCTGGTCCAGCCCGCCAAAGGCATCAGCCAGCTTGCTGGCTGCGTTGGCGCCGGCCAGGCTCACATCAAACAGGCGATTGCGCAGCATGGAAAGCCATGCGTTTGCCTGGATGATGCTGGTGGACAACCGGGCAAGCGTAGCGCTGGCAGATTCTTCGCTCTTGGCAAAGGTGGCAATGTCCGGCGCCACCGCACTGGCGATGTCGTTGGCCACGCCGGTCAAAAGGTCCGTGATGATCTTTTTGTTGGCGTCCGCGTTGTCACCCAGCGCAACGGTTATGTCTTTGCTGAATTCGATCACCTTTTTTGCATCCAACCCAAGCGAAACCGCCATGGCAGCGGATGCAAACTGAATTGATGCAAACGCTTGGCCAAGCTGATCGGATGCCGCGGTGCTCATGGCGCTGTAATTGGTGCCGCTGCTGGCAGCCTTGCCGCCAAAGCCAAAGATCCCGCTGCTTCCATCGTTGCGCCAGTTTTGGTAGTTGCGACCAGAGAATGTGCCTGCGCTGAATTTGCCAGTTATGCCGGTGCCGGTGGTGTACTCATGGCCGCCACCAAATGCGCTATCCAACCATCCGCCTACCGCGCCGCCCAATGCGGCACCCAGTGGCCCGCCAAACCATGCGCCAACGCCCTGACCAATAGCAGATCCCCACTGCCCTTTACTGGCGGCGTCTATGGCGCTCACGGCCGCAAGCGCATAACCGGCGGTATTCACAAAGCTACCTAATGCTGTGGCGTTTTGGGTGACCATGCTGCCAAGCGACTCGGCGCCCATTTTTGTGAGCGCTCCACCAATCTCATAAATGGTGTTGGTGGCGGACAATTTGAAGTCGGTAAACCAGCCGCCTACGGTAGAAAGCATGCTTGCGCCGTTGACCCCTGCAGCGGTGCCATTCACCGCGCCGGCTGCATTGGCCGCTGTGCTTACACCCATGGCGCCGGTCAGAACTCCAGCAACTGGGCTGACGATGGCTGACACAATGGGGCGCAGCACCATGGTCTTAAACATGTTGACTACCGTATCGCGCAGATTGGCTGCAAAGTCCTTACCGCTCTCAAAACCACGCATCAGGGCGTCGGTAATGCTGGATTCAATATGCTCGGCAGTTTTTTGCCACTCGTCTGCAGCCTTTTTGGCGGCTTCCTGGTTGGCAGTCCTGGCTTCTTTGTTGGCCAGGAGAGTGATGAGCTTTTCGCGCGACTCAATTTCATTTTGCAGGGCGAGTAACGTCTGGCCATCGGCGTTATTGGCTACCTCTGCCGCATAGGTCTCGCGTACGCGCGCCAGGCCAACCTCTTCAATGGCTACGGCCAGGCTGAAGTTTTGGGCGGCCGCCATTGCAGCGCCCTTTTCCTCATCCTGAAGACGCTGGACATGATCCGCAACTGACGATGCCGATCCATTGAGCGCCTTGAGCTTATCCTCATAGGCCTTCTGCTCTTCGGCATAGGCCTTAGCGATCGCCTTTGCCGACTCTTCTTGCTGTTTGGCCTGATCCTTTGCAATGGGTTGCTGCTGGAAGATGTAGAGCTGAGCTGCAGACAACTGCTCCAGGCTGATTCGGCCACCGTCATAAGCTTTGGCAAGACGGTTCATTTCCTGGCCATAGTTAGCGCTGTACCCGGATGCCGTCTCCAGGATCGCCTGCTCGGCAGCCAGCTCACGCTTGAATTCCTCTGCAGCCTGCGATGCCTTCTTGCGGGCATCCTCTAAAGCCTTGAGGCGTGCCTCTTCATCTCCGATATCTCCGATACTTGGGAGCGCTACATTTTCTGGATTGACTGAGCCACGGCCGCCACCAACTGCTTTGCCAACTGCAACATTAAGAGCATCTTGAAGTGCAGCTTGCTCACGCAATAAGGCATTGCGGCGTGCGAAATGAATACTCCCATCTTCAAGTTGCTTACTTATCTCTTCTAGACGTTGGGAATACTCTTTTGGCCCCTTGTTCATACCGTAAAAATCAGCCACATTTTTCTTGTACCGGCTAAAGGCAGTTTCAAAGAATCCTTGCCCAGCAGCAGATCCATCTCGAAACGCCTTTATCGTTTCATTTATAGATGGGATCATTTCACTCAAAAAACTGCGCGAGATGTCCGTAACGTTCTTTTGCAGTATGAACAATGATTTGTTGAATTCTTCTGCGGCCTTGACTTGCTCTGTCGTCATGGTCCCCACCAATCCGCCTGCTTCGGCGACATCCTTCAGCAGCGGTGCAACATCTTTTAGACTCTTGCCAAATAATTCCTGTGTGATGCGTGCCTTGTTGGCGTCGTCAGCAAATCCGCTAAGCCCAACAGCTATGCGGCGGAACGCCTCTGCAGGATCGAGTTGCTTTAGATCTTTGACGCTCAGACCAATAGCCTCAATAGCTAGCGCCGTACCGCTCCCGGGCTTGGCTGAATTGAGTCCTTGATTCATCTTGATAAGCGATGTGCTTACCGTATCGAACGTAGCACCAGTCCGGCGTGCGATGTCTTCAAGGGCGCTGATGTTCTCAATACTTGCGCCGGTGGCATCATTCAAATCATTGAGTTTGTCGATGCCATCTATCACGTTCTGCGTGAATGCTACAAAAGCTCCGGCCGATAGCCCAACCCCGAGCCCGGCAAGCGATGTTCTTACTGATGCTGCATTGAGTTTGATCGACTCAAGACTGCGGTTAACGCTGCTGAATGCGCTTCCCGTATCGTCTCTGGCTGTGAGTCGTATGAATGCATCAGCCATGTGCCGCCACCTTATTTCTGTTTTGCTTTTTGAAGTTGGGCCTTGGCATGCCAGCCTTCCAACGTCCCGCGCTCGGCCGCCCGAATTCCGTTCCAAACATCAGTGCGCTCTTCGCCCGATAGGTGCAGCTCATCAAGGTAGACACGCACGCCGGCATAGTCGAGCCCAGTAGAGCCGCCCATTCCTCCGGTACGCCACTGCGTTTGCACTGCTGCCCAATGACGCCACGTATCGACATTGCATGGCCACAGGTAGCCAATCTCCCCATCGCTGTCATTCGCGTCTGGAATGAGCGCAGCAATGAAGGGGTTGGCGAGTTCTGTGGCGTCATGCTCATCTTCTGATGTGTCTGCTGCTAGTTGGCGGGCGAGCGCTGCTAGTTTTTTTCTTTTGCACCAACCTCTGCCAGGTAGGTGTTGAAGATCAGTCGTGAAATTCCGGGGATTAGGCAGAGCTGACGGAAACTTTCCGGGCTGTATGCAAGAACCTTGTCTTCAGCATCTCGAACGCCGGACCACCCTTCCATCACATCCAGCATGAAATCGATGATGGATGCCTCAGACTCAGACTTCAATTTATCCTGAATTTGCTCAGAGTTCAAGCGGACGCAAGTTAGTTCAAAGTGAAATGGCTGCGCCACTCCTTTTTCGTCATTGACGGAGCCTTTGACTTTGAATCCAACGGTGTTTGAAACTACGATTTTGATTGCCATGACGTGCCCGATATTTAAGAAATAGGCCCGAGAAAATGATTGCACCTGGTGGTGCGGGTGCGCACGGCGTGCCAAGCTCGGGCAAAACCGGGCAGGAAAGGCTTTCGCCAATCCCTGCCGTGCGCTAAACCGGCTTAGTAGCTGATGGTGCGGCCGATCATGCTGATGGCGCATGTCACCTGGTCAACCTGACCGGACTGTTTCTGCGGAACCTCAGACACGCTCATGTAGCCGTAGCCATACGATGTGCCGGCTGCACCGACCACACGGAACGCAACCTTCGTGAAGCTGCGCGACAGGTCCAGCATGGTCTGGTAGGCCGCCAATGCAGGGTCATGTGCCAGAGTCAGCGTGGTGCTCGCTGCATTGAATCCGGTTGGGATCTGGATGGCATTGCGAGCAGACAGTGGCTGCACTGTGGTGAAACGGGCATCACCACCGCTATTGGAGATCGTCAGCACCTGCGGAATGTCAGTCCAGCCGCTGATCTTCTGTGCAGTACCGGTGCCAGTGCCTGCCCCAAAGTACGTGGTGTTGGAGCTGTTGAGGCCCAGCACGCCAAAGGTGTCTGCAGTCAGCACGTTGGCGCGGAACACGCTGTTGGTTGCATCTTCCCAGCCGCTGGTGAACAGGAATTCATCAGAGGTTGTGTAGCCATGGGCCACAGAAGTTGCGACAGCGGGATTTGCGTTGGTGATTGCCGTAATGGATTTTGCGGCGGCGAATGTGGTCGAAAACTGGAACTTCGAACCTTCGGGGAAGTTATAGGCCATGAAAAATTCTCCTGGTTAAGAAAGGGTTGCGCCCACACTGCGGTGGAGCACGTTGAAAACGATTGATGCGCAGGTCGTTTGATCGCCGTCTGCATCGAAGTCATAGGAAATGCCCTTTGGCTGAAGGCTCACTACGGCGCCGGCCAAAGTCGGGTCTGCCATCAGGCGGGCATAAACAGCCTCTACAAGTGCGTCAACTGCAACGTCAGCAGCGGTAACTGCTGACGATCTGGCATAGCAATCAACCGTGACCGTAGTTACCCAGCTCACAGGGAGACTGGATAGCTGGAACTGAATCACTTCAGCCTGGCTGGGTCTGACAGCTACTGCCAGCGATGTGCTTTGCGACACTGGGCGCAGCCGAACGCGGTCAATCTGCGAACATACTGCCGGATTGCTGCTGAGTGCTGCCACAACTGATGTGACGGCTGTGTTGATGAGCGTGGTCATGCCGACTTCTCCAGCAACAGCGTGGTAACACCGGTTCCATCAGGCTCATTTACAGCTACCAGGTAGCTTGTTGATCCGATCACCAAGGCTTTTCCTATGGGATCTGCAGGAACAGATGCTGTTGGCAGGACGAATGACGGCGAAGTGCTTGCCATCCCCATCATTCCAACTGCGCCGATCGCGGTGCCGTTGTCAAAGACACCGGAGACAGCAACGCCATTCAATGTGGCGCTAACAGCAAAGCCGTTGGCCACATCAAAAAAGGCGCTGAAGTCTTCAGTGAACATGAACGCGCTCAGCTCAACTTAGACCGTCAGGGCATCCACCATGGTGGCGAACGACTCGACATTGCGCACGTTAACGTCCACGTCCTGCAGAGCCACGATGCGCACACCACCCGAGCTGGACGCGGTGTACGGGTCGCGAATCAGATCAGTGGTACCCCACATGCCGATCATCAGATCGCTGAAGTTTCCAAACAGAATGGCCGAGCACACGCCAGAGCTGGTGCCCTTAGTCAGGTTGCTGGGCACAGCGTTAGTCACGCCAGCGCGGTAGCCGTTCAGCGGTTCGGCAGTTCCACGGTCCCAGATAGAGTCGCCGTTGGTAGTTGCGAACTTTTGAGTGCGCTTCAACTTACCGCGAGTCTTGGCGTTGACCAGGTAGCCCATGGTTCCCACATCGGCGTTGGAGTTAGCCACATTGGTCTCCAAGTCGATGATGTTGTCCCAGGTGGGCGCAAGGCCGTTGGTGCCGCCGATGACGGCTGCGGTGATGCGTGTCAGAAGGCCAGAGGGCTGGTTGGATGCACCTGTGCCGCTGATGGCAGCTTGCTGAATGCCAAGACCCAAGTTGATGGCCAGGTCGGACATCACAAAGGCTTCCACATCAAGGCTTGTCTGGTTCATCAGCGTGCGGCCAATGTCGGTGAAACCACCTGCAGTCTTAGGTGACATCAGAACCTGGCCAACAGCCTGTTGGCTCTCGGTGGGCGCAGTGTTTTCAGCCACCCAGTAGATGGTGCTACCGCCGGTTTGCTTGGGGATTGCCACGTTGCCGACCAGTCCGGTCAGCATGCGGGTGCCCATCTTGTCGATCACCATGGCGTTACGCAGGATGTCAATGAAGCTACCCATCAGCAGATCAGTAGCCACCAAGTTGCCGCCAGCAGTGGGTGTACCAACCACCAGGTCACGCTTTTGCACATCAGAGGGCAAGAAGATGCCTTGTGCCGAGCGGCCGGTGAGCTTGCCAACGGCTGCAGAGCATTCCATCTCGAATGCGGCCTCACGAGCGGCGGCGGCATCGGGGTTGGCCAGGTAGCGGGCTACCTTCAAGATGCTGAAGCGCTGGGCTTCTTTTTTGGTCAGGCCAATGTCCGAAGTTGGAATTGGAGCGGAGGCCATTTTTTCCAGTGCTTCGCGCTGGAACTGTTCGACGGTCAGGCCGCGCTGGATTGCGGACATTGCCATTTCAGCGCCACCGGGGATGGTGGCAGCAACTTTGGAGATTTCGGCGGCGTGGTTACGCACTTCGGGTGTTTCGATAGTCATGGTTTTTTCCTGTGAAGAGGTGGGTGCAGGGGTTTGGTGCGCGGCGGTTTCGGTAATGGCGCGTTCAGTTTCGGAAGCGTCTTCCTGCGCGTCTTCGGCCGGGTCGTCTGTGGACCAGACGGTGACTTGGACGGTGAGGTCTTTCTGCTGGGGAGACTGATCGGCGCTGCGGCCGACACCGACGCTGGCGTCAGCGGGGACTGACACAAGGGAAACTTCAAAGGGCTCCCAGTCGGTGACGCGGTAGGTTTCCACACCATCCTTGGTCTCGACTAATTGCGCTTTGTGAATCATGTAGCCGACCGATACGTTGCGGCGGATGCCATCACGAACGTCTTGCCACACTTCCTCTGCACGAACGCTTTTTCCAAAGCGCACTACGGCACGACCTACCCGGTCAGCGCCGATCTCGACAGATTCGACGACGCCCACGACATCTCGGCTGTTGTGGTCGCACAAAAGGTTGGCGCCAGAACGCAGACGGCCCTGACGCACGGAACTGGCAGTGCAGTCCAATATTTCAATACCCCAATACCGCTCGTATGGAGTCTCACTAGCAAAGGCCAGGGTAGCGGTCCGGGCTGTTTCATCAATTGCCTGTCGCTCTACCAGGAGCGATCGCTCAGCGCGGCCACTCTGCAGATGACGCTGCAGGCTCTCGGGGATGTGCTTTTTGCTCATGGCCGCTACTTTGCGGCGCTGGGTGTACGGTTTTCAAGGTAAAAAAGCGGACGGTTTTGAACGTCCGCAAATCGATTGAAACACCCATTGCCCGCTCCGAAAGTTCCGGCTTACTTTCGCAGGCTTGGTACGAAAACCAGGCATTTCTCCGGTTACTGGCGGGCTTCCTTGTTACGCCAGCGCCCCGGCATGCTGATCAGTCATGCAGGCATTTTCGGCATTGGTAATGACTGGAGTGGTGGGGGTTAGATAAGCCCTTGGTCGATCAGATAGTCTCGCCAGATGCCAGCAGCTACTTGCATACCTGCATGGTTTCGGTGAAGGTTTGAATCCATACCGACAGCGGTATCAGTCATCACCGACAAATCAGCCCCTGCAAAAACATTCGGATTTGCAAGTGTTGCAATGGTTTGACTTCGTGCAACAAAGAGTTTTCCTGTCGGGTTTGTCCACTCCGCAGCAGTTGATCCACCGATATAAGGAGGCGTAATACCAATCATCACCTTGTCAGCACCAGCAGACAAAGCACGGTTAATGACTGTGACTTGCGCCTGTGAAATCTTGTCAGCAGACCACAATTCAGACAAATCGGTTTGATGGCCTGCGGTAATGTTCCATACTTCAAAGCCTTGAGCCTTCAGCGTCTGAATAGCTGTCACCATACCTGAAACATAGTTGTTTGGGTCAAAACCAACATCTCCATACGCATAGGGAGTGCCTGTTACCACTGCCCCTGTGTACCCCGTCCAATTACTAATAATTCCAGTTCCGCCAACTGCTAAGTTTTTCCATTTGACGTACCAGCCTTTACGCGCAGCTATGTTTTCCGCAAGCAATGCGAACATACTTGACTGACCTGATGCGCCAAAGTAGTTTGGAAATCCATATTGCGGAGTGACCCGAACCGATACCGTGGTGTTATCTGGTGTGACTGATGTCGTTCCCCACTTACAGCCAGGGCCGTTTTCGTTTGATTGTCCGTAAGCCACAACCAGAGCAAGTTTCTTCTGTGTCATCATGCACCGCCTTTCATGTTGTTATCAGAGAACATGGCAAACGGGTTTCGATTGAACCACTGATCTAAAAGTTGCGGCGAGGCTTGCACGGTTGATGGAAACACTGCCATTCGGAATGCTGCCCATTGGCAGGTTCTAGCTGTTGCGGTTGACGCAGTAGCATTCAACGCACAGCCAACACCGAAGTGATTTGGGCCAGCAGAATTGACCGTGGTGTAGCTTCCGTTTGTATCGGCGTTGATCTGGACATTGTTGTTTGAACCAGACTGAACACCATTAACCCAAGCATTTATCTGCTTAGTTGCTCCGTCCACAAACACTGTCAAGTTGTACCAAGTACCAGCCAGTAGTGCAGATGGTTGGTAGTTTGTTGCAGTTCCGGTTGCTACACCAACCTTTGTGCTGATTGTTAAATTGCCAGTTGTGGAAACCGCCACATTGATTCCAGGCGTTGTGTTTGATGAGTCCATGTTGCCAAGAATGTAGGCATTTGCGGCAAGTGAGGTAAGGTTAAATCTTGCCTGCAACAAAAGTGACTCGCCGTTATTCAGTTCCCACCCAGCTTTGGGCGCATGAATAAACAACGCTTTTGCAGTGGTCACACCAGTTGTTAAATACCCCGCATTTGTGTCGTACAGGTCGGCATCTGTCATCGACCCAAGATACTGACCGTCAGCCATGTTCATTGACAAATCTTTAACTGCATTGATTTGCCGTGGCGGTGGTGCAAAAAGCAGCGACCTTGTGTACTGCGACTCTGGCGGGGTGTAAGGGTCTAGCGAGATCAACTCACCATCTGGCCCCACCAAGCCTGTGACGTTGCCGTCTTTGTCTAGGGCGTAGGTGGGAATAACTCTTTGCGTTCCAGTCGAATCTTTAAATCCAGGCGTGTTGCCGTCTAAGTCAGATAAGAAGTCTGTGATTCTTGAAATGTCCATGATTTCACCTATTGAATGTTGATTGAAGTTGAACTTTTTCTTCCAGTCGGAACGTCACATGCAATCAGTGCGCACGCCTGCGTGCAATGCGGATGAATAGGGCATTGTTTGGACCCTGCAAGTCTCCACGCATAATGGCATTAGCTGCCTGGCGGTAATAGTTTGTAGCTTGTGCATCTTGCGATGGTGATGGGGTAGGAACCCCGCTTTGTGAAAGCACTGGAAAGTGGCCGGTGAAGGCAAACGTTCCTTTGACCGGAACGACGACTCGATTTGCTGTCTGCGCAACCGTGGGAACCTTGCCGGTCAACGTCAGCGCACCATTGCTTGGCGCGATAGTCGTGCCGCTGGTGCGATCGACGGTAGGCGCCTTTCCGGTGAGCGTCAGACTGCCCTTGGCTGGGGTCAGCACCACATTGGCGGTGCGCGCGACTGTCGGCGTCTTGCCGGTGAGTACCAGCGACCCCTTGGTCGGCTCGATGGTGATGCCGCCGCTCTGCGTGACCGTTGGCGTCTTGCCCATCAGGACCAATGAACCAGCGGTCGGCGCGACTGTCTGGTTGGCTGTACGCGTCACTGTTGGCGAGTAGCCTGTCAGCGTCAGACTTCCTTTGCTGGGTGCCAGCGTGAGGCCCGCGCCTTGCGTAATTATTGGAGTCTTTCCGGTGATGGAAAGACTTCCTTTGCTTGGTGCAACAGTCTGGTTCGCTGTGCGTGTGACTGTTGGAGTTTTGCCGGTTATGACAAGGCCACCCTTGAGCGGAGCAACCATCTGGTTCGCTGTACGCGTGACTATTGGCACTTTGCCGGTTAGAAGCACTGATCCTTTGACCGGCGCCAATGTCTGGTTGGCTGAGCGGACGACTGCCGGCACCTTGCCGGTCAGTGTTAGCGAACCTTTAAGCGGTGCTACTGTCTGGCCGCCGCCACCAGTTTGGGCCAATGTCGGCGTGTAGCCGGTGATGGTCAGCGTGCCTTTGCTTGGGGCGACTGTTTGAGAGCCGCCAGATGCAGGCGTGAAATAGTCAAGGTCTAGAAGCGCTCCCGCTTCACCGTCAAACTGGTCAGACGCACCACGGCCAACCCGTAAATCGTAGTTGGCGAAATCGACCATGCGCTACCCCTGAATAATCTTGCCGAAACCCTTGACCGTACCAGTGGATGTTGCAGTCGCAAGCATGATGCCGAACAGGCAGGAATTGTTGCGAATTTTGGGCAGGCCAAGCTGCGCCCAATCGAACGTAGCCGATTGATTGGCGACCGCGCCAGTCCAGAGCAGCGTGCGCTGGCGTGTAGCCGTGACACCAAAGTTGCCAGCAGTAGCAGTGGAAGCAGACAGCGTGACCGTGTTCACGGCCTTGATGTCAAGGCCGCTTGCGTGGTTGCTGATCAGCTTGATCATGCGGCTTGCTCCGATTGCAGTTCCGCCCACAGCAATAGCAGCCAGGTTGCCGGTGCTGTTGTCGCTGAATGTCACGTTCACCGTGGCGTTGGAAGCAGTAGCGCCAGTTGCGGTGTACCACTCAAGCCACCATGTCACGTCCGAGTAATCCGCTGCACCTAGTCGGCTGTCACCGACAGGGCCACCGGCATTAATGGTGTCAAGGTTAATACCAACCGTCTGCGCCGTGGTCACAGTCCCGCTCAAGCCGCCCATGTGGGCCAGCCGGTCATGAATCTCAAGATTGGTATTGGCGTTGCCGGTAGTCAGCGTGTGCCAGCCGAGATACCCCACCGCAGGGGCAGTCTGGTTGGTGAGAGCGATAGCTCCAGGCAGGCCCGATGTGCAGTAGGCCGCCGTTGTGGGGTTGGCACCGGCAGCAGGAAGGCCCGTTGCTTTCCAGAGGCTGGAATAGCCACCAGAGACTTGGCCTGTAATGGTGGCCTTGTCCCAGAGAATCTTGTCGTGCTGGTTACCCAGTGCACTGATTAGCGCGTCACGGGTGTCGATGGTCATTGGGCCAGCTCCAGGTAGATGGCGTCAAACCCGCCGTGCTCACCAAGGATATAGGCGGTCGTGCCGTCGCCGCTGTGGATGACGTCAGTGATTGTGTAGGCATCAGGGAAGGATTCGTTGAACGGCGCCTTGACCGTGACGATGTCACCGATACTGAACATAATCAGATCGCGTCGAACCAACCAGTTGCGGGAGTGGTCACGGTCAGCGTATTGGTGGCCGTTGTCAGCGGGATGTCGGCTGGCGTGTTGTCGCCTACGAAGTATCCGATCAGCGGATTGACTTGGCCCCACACTGTTCCAGAAAGGTACATGACGTAGTAGCGGTGCGCGGGGATGCCAGCGCCCGATGCGGTCCATGCAGGCACGGTGCCGGTCAGGTAGTAGCCGTTGGTGCCAGCAGTTGCCACGGCGGCAGCACCGGTCAGCGTAGCGCCGCCAGTGGTGTAGCCGTTTCCGTTGGCAATCTCATTTGCAGACACGTCAGCCCACAGGGCATGTCCTGCGGTGGTGATGTTCGGGACGTACGCAGACGACACAAGAGCCATCTTGATCGTGCCAGCAACGATGTCGTTGATACGCAGATCGTCTTTGTTGCGTGCGTAGAGCGTGAATGCGCCTGCTGCCATAGGGTGCTCCTAGAAAAGTGTTACGTGGCGGGGGTTGGCACAGCAGCCTGCTGCTGTGCGCCGGGGGTTGATTCGTATGCTGTGAGCTTCACGCCCAGTGCAGCAGCTTGAGTTTGGGCTGAAGCTATAGCGGCAAGAACATCGCCAAAGTCGTATCCCATTGCTGCGGCCAGATCCTGCGGGGACATGAGGCCGGCCTTAACGGCCAGAATCTTGGCTTCCATATCGCCCTTGGGATCGACCCACTCCCAGCGCCGTGGCTGCCACTCGTGCCGCGAAAACTTATCGATCTTGGCTGCGGGAAGCGCGCTGCCGTTGGGCATGGTGATGGCTCCCATCAACAGGGCGCTTTGCAACCATACTTTGAAGATCGGCTCCATAACGGATGCGGTAAACCACTCCTGGTCGTCTTCCCAGCGGTCTCGCTCTTCCAGGGCTCCGCTGCGGATGCTGCTGTAGCTCACACCCTCAAGGTCATTGGCCAAGCTGTGATACGCAACCCGCCATCCGCTGGCAATGCGCTGCAGCGTCGTTTTAACGAAAGGCCCAAATACTTCGTTTGGATACGGGCTCTGGAAAGGTTTGAAATCAACACCAGCGCTCAGCGTGTCAAAAGTTCCTGGTTGGCTGATGGCAGTCTTGCTTCCTGCGTCGTCTACCCCAATAGGGGCCACTCCGTCTGGCGTTGTGAAGAATCCGTAATGGTTTGCACCATGCTCGGCGGCCAAGAGCGCGCTCAGTTTGAAGTTCCCAAGGTGATGCAAGCTAATCATGCCCGGCGCCATCCATGGTATTCCGCGTAACTGCTCGGCACGCTCCAGCTTGAACACATGCAGCATGTCCGAAATGTCAACCCGCATGCGCTGGCGGCTGGAGGTGGCACCATCGTTTGGGTGCGCTACAAAGAGATGCAGGGCCACAGGGCGGCGGTACTGATTAACCTCCACTCCCATGATTACGGCATTTCGGCCCTGACCAGCACCGATGTTGTAGGTAGTATCGATCCGATCTACATCGATGAGCTGGAGCGCGAGACCGTATTTGTTGCCAGCCTCCTTTCCGCGTATCAAGCGAACCAGAAATTCACCATCTGAGGGAAGGCTTCCAACCATAGTTGCGCACATGTCGCGCAGCGACTGCTTTCCGGCAAGGTCGCAAGAACTAGACCAATCCGACCATGCGGCTTCGATGGCCTGGTTTGCTAACTTGTCGGGGCTACCTGGCTTGTCTTCCACACGCACCTGCAGTCGAATGCCACCAGGGCCAATGATGTTGTTCTTACACATGCCAACAAACTTGACGGCATAGTCGTTGTTCAGCGCAAGATCACGGCCGCGAGCACGCACACGGTTCAGGTCGGTTCGCAGATCCTGGTTAATCGACTGCTCAGTCACCATCCAGTTTGTGAGACGGTCGATTTGAGCGGCCTGCAGGCGACGAACCTGAGGTGATTTACCACTGACTACACGGGTGATAGCGCTGCGGGCACGCTGCATAAATGTGGGTTTCTGCATCGACTAGCCCCCGAAGCGAACCATAATGCGGCGCTTGTCTGGCAGGCCACGAGCTACGTCTGCCGCTGCGTCTTCACGTGCAACCTCTGCTCGGTACTTGTCACGCAAAGTCAGCAGATCCGGCAGGCCGATCCGCTGCAGCTTGCGCCCGGCTATCTCATAGCTGGCGGCACTCAGGTTGGCGGAGTTTTCTAGGTAGGCCTCGATGTTGGTGAGGGCCTTGCGTGCATGGCTTCGGCTGTCCACCGCCGCACCAAAGCTCGGTTGTACTGTGGTGCTTCCAGTGGCTACAGTGAAAACTTCACCTGCCTTGCTGACTTGGGCGCGCCAATCGTATGCACCAGGAACCCAGGTGGCCGTTGTGGCGGCGGGAACACTGACTAGATAGTCATCAGAACTGGAACTGGCCGAGAAGGCTATGCGGCTGGTAGCGTTAACCAGTGTGTAGCTCAGCGTCCAGCCTTCAGATGCAGGGTAGTCAGCGAGCGACTTTAGCCATTTGGCAGTGTCGCCCGCTAACAGCGATGCGGGCTCGGATGTTGGGATGATGGCAGCCATATACCGCAATTGGGCGGCGTATGGTGTACGGTTTTCAAGGTAAAAAAGCGGACAGTTTCAATCGTTCAGGACTTAATGATTTCCCACAGCCGAGTTTTACTGATCCCATAGCGGCGCTCAAGCAGCGGAATGCGCTCGCCTTTTTGCCAGTAGTCGGCCCTGATGCTGGCATTGCGGGCCTCAATGTCTTTGTAGTAGCGTCCTACCAGGTAGTGGCTCTGCTGCCCATAGTGTTGAATCGTGGCCCGGAGCGCATTTTCAGTGATGGCCTGATTAAGCTCAGGCGCCATGGCCAATACACACGAAAGCATGTATTCGTATGGATTGCCGGTTACAGGAACTGCAGACAGTACCTTTTCAAAGTCGGTCTGCTGCGGATTCTTTGCTGCTTTCACCAAGATGGACGTCCTTGCTGTTGTCGGGGTTGCCGTGGTTTGAATGGTTGCGGTACGTTCTCAACAGTCAGCAGCTTTTCTTGGCCGGCTACAACCGCAGGTTTTGAATCTGTAACAGGTTTGCTATCTTGCGCACCTGGCACTGGCACTGGCGGAGCATCAAACAGGTCGCGGCCCTGGACTTGACTCTCAAGACGGGCCCAGTCGCTCTCACGCCAACGCTCAATCCCAAGATAATGCGCACAACCCAGCGCATAGACCGCGCAGTCAAGCGCCTCATTGCGCTTACCGGCTGGCTTTACCCAGTCCAGTCTGGCATGCCCTTTAACGTAGCGGGTAACCAGGCGCTCAGAAGTGATTTGCTCAAACACGTCAGGGTGGTGGTTCTTGCTGATGTGCACATAGCCCGGGCCCGGCTCAGTGTTGCGCAGCCGGCCGTAGATTTCAGCTTTGGCTGTATCGGTTCCGATGGGCCAGAGCTTGACACCACGCTTGACCTTCTGGCCACGCCAGTTCACATCCTGCTCGCTGGGTTTACCCAATATGGCCTTACCACTGACAGACATACCCTTCACCGCCAGCACATGCATGTGTTGGTGGCGCCGCGCATACTCATAGACCGCCTGGGTATGGTGGCCCCCGGAGTCAACCGCAGTGGCACTAATCACCACAGTGCGTCCGCTGACATGCTGGATCGGTGTGCGCCGGTACTCGGTCAACGCAGACCATGGGCTGCCTGGCTCCCCTTCTGGGAGGCCCGGATCGCCGTAAATGATCTGGCGGTCCACAAGCTGGCGCTCCATGCCGCGCCCCCACGCCCAGACATAGGCCTCCAGGCGGTCTCCTTGCGTATCGACGCCCATCGTGCACACAAACATTCCCCAATGCACCTGGCGCAGCGGCAGATCGGGAGCTCGCTTGATGAGGTCATGGGTGTTTGTGCGGTCGCCCTGCTCTTCCCATGTCTCAGCCAATACGGTATTGGTGAAGGTTTTGAGCTTTGAAATGTCACCATTCTTCGCTACGGTGGAGGCTTCGGTGAACTGCTGCACCAGGTCGGCCCAGCTCACCCAGCCCAGCGGTGCATATAGGGCGTTCAGGTGGTATCCAGTCATGCGGCCCGGGCGCGCGCTGTCGCGTCCTGCCTGCCAGTAACCGCTGGCCAGCATCGATGGTTTCTCATGCTCCCGGATCTCGCAGCCGTTATGCTGACAGACATAGCGAACGGTTCCAAGAAGCGGCGAACCGTCTTCCGCCCTATCCCATCGCAGACCATGAGGGGTCGTAGATCCCCAAACCAGGGCCTGATGCTCACCGCAGTGAGGGCAGGCCACATGGAAGGTGCAGGCATTGCTCTGCAGATAGGCAGATTCAATGCGGGAGAAATCCTTGGTTGTCGGTGTGCTGACCTTGAGCACCTTCTTGCGCGCAAAGGTGCTGGTGCGCTTCTCTGCCAGGGCAACCGGATCGCCCTCGCCGTCCACGTCCAACGGGTAGGCATCGATCTCGTCCAGGAACAAATACCGCACTGGCATCGAGCGCAGGCTGGCCGCGCTATTGGCCCCAGACACCACCAGGACGCCGCCGGCAAAGTCCTTCATCAGCGTGGTGTTGGCATCGTCCCGGCTCCGATTCTCGCGCACCTTACGGCGCAGTGCGGGGGTTTCCTCCAGCATGGGTGTAATCCGCTGGCGGCTGAAGCGCTTGGCCATGTCGGTGGTTGGCTGCACGATCATCACCGGACCGGGTTCGTTGTCGATGATGTAGCCAAGCCAGTTGTTTCCGGTCTCCGACTTGCCGAGCTGAGCAGCAAACATCACGACCACCTCCTGGACGGTGGAGCGCGCAGACAAGTCATCCATGATCTGGCGCAGGTACGGCGTGCGATCAGTGCGCCATGGGCCTGGCTCACTGGAGGCCTTTCCGGACAGCATGCGATTCTTGTCGGCCCATTGGCTCACCGTGACATTGGCCGGCGGACGCATAAACTCCGCGAACATGGAGTCCACCAGCGCGGCAGCGCGGGTGTAGTCATCGGGAAGATCACGCGAGCCCATCAGGCAGAAGCCTCCACCGGTGTACTCAGTTCAGCGAGCGCCTGGCGCAGCTCGTCCTCCAGCAGCGCGGTCACTTTCACCAGGTCGCCCTCAGCGGCCAGGACTGGTGCCAGTCGGCTTGGGATCTGCAGCAGCGCATCGCGGGCGCCAGTGATCTTGGCAGCCCATGCACTGCGCACCGCGTCGGCGCGGATCAGGGTTCCGGCCATCTCGGCCTGCTTCATTTCTGCAATCTCAGCCTCAGCCAGCTCGCGCCGACGGCGGGCATCTTCGTAACTCACCCGAGCTCCGACCTCATGCGCGACGATGACCGCGGGCGCTGCGGAAACCTCTGACGCGCTGGAGCTATCCACCCGGGCGCGTGTGTTTTGCTGCCACTGAATGTCCGCCACAGCCACTTCGATCAATTCACGGCCATCGATCGTCACGGTAGTGATTCGCCCCTCCTTGATGGCGCGCGTAACCGCGCTGGGGGCGCATCCCCGCATCTTGGCGTACTCGCTTTTTGTGACTCGGTTTGGCTTCACTTTGATGGACCTATTAACTCTCTAGTTCACTTTTTCAAACTTTGACCAACTAGCGAAAT